TCCATTGATTCGCAATTGAGCAGCTGAAATTTTCCTCCAACCTCGTACATATCGAATCTTCTGAGCGAGTTCTGCATGGTCAGCGAATCACCTTCCTCAAGGGAATTGTAAGCAACCTTTCCGAATCGTGACAGCTCCTTGCAGAGCTGCATCACAAAGCTTGTCTTTCCATTCCCGCTGTTGCCCCAGATAAACCATACTCCCCTGCGTTCCGGCTCTCCGAAAGCTTCATGCCATTCTCCGGCAAATCTGAGAGTGTCTTTTTTTTGCGACAATACCTGCGTCACAGATAATGCTCTTGCCATATATAATGTGATTTCCTAATATTCGTAATGTGATGTTTTAACGCGCTTCAATAAGCATTTGAACGGTATTCGACAGAGAACCTTTACATTGCCGTAGCCATCTTCTTTTCACGGTGTATTGCTCTTTTCACGCGTCTAAGGTCAAAGTCCGACGCTTCAGAGTCTTTAATAACGCAGGCGATCTGTTTTTCATTGATAACCCCGTTGGCAATGCAGATTGAATAAACGTCCTGTGGCGCGGTTTCGTCAAGCTCGTAGAATTTACGGCCGATGCGGGAGAATATCTCGTTGTAGCCCTTCTTATTCAGCCTCAATCCCTGCTTCATGCGTCGTTTGATGTAGTCGGTCGATAAGAAGATGATTCCGCATTTATCCTCCAGCTTGTTGTAGAGGTTGATGAAGTAGAAGAATACGTTATCGGTCAGTTTATCTGCTTCATCAAAAATCAGCAGGGGCGATTCCATCGTTACCAAGGCTCCCATCACGCGCTCCAGAATCTCGCGAACCTTATAACCGTCTGTTTTGATCCCGACGCTGCGGGCAATCTCGCGGATGAAGTCACTCTTCTTCATATCCTCCGAGCAAAGCACCATAAACACCTCGCTGTGCTTGGTCGAATAGCTGGAGGCTGTAGATGTCTTGCCGCATCCGGCATTTCCTACCACCCACATCACATTCTTGAATGTCTGAGCGTCTTCCATCACTTCGGTAAGCTCTTTGTAAGTGGTGGTATCCACATACTGCCAGTCTTTCATCATGCCGATCTGAGCGGCTATGTGGCGATACATATCATCGCTCACCAATGTGTCTTTCCCTGATAGTATGCTGCTCACGGTACCGGCGGACGTTTTCTTTAGCGACGCCGCCGCTTTGGTTTGTGAAGGGTATTTCGCGCAATAGCTGCGAAGTCCCTCTCTAATAGTTTCTCTTTCTTGTGCTGTCAATGCTGCCATGATCTTAAATTTTTAATATTTACTTGCTACTTTTCTTATGTCCACAACTGTGGGCTCCTGGTTCAATTCATACTCCCCGAAGGTCATATTGCTCTGCATCTTGGTGACGCGTCCCATCTCAAGTTCTTCCGGTACCTTGGAGTATTTCTTAAGGCGTCTTTCAATCTCACGTTCCATGTCACGTTCAAGGCCTTTTATTTTCGGTCTGTTCAATCCCTGCTGCTCCATTGCCACGCCGTGTTCATATTCAATCTCTCTTGCCGCCACCTGTCGTTCGATTCGGTCTCTGATATTCGCTTCAACCTCTTTATGGATAAAGCTCAAATCACCTTCCTGCTGATCCTGACGTGCGCGATGAATCACCATGTACGGTTCGGCTATTCTCTCAAACCTCAGTTCACCTGCGTTGTCTACTCTGTAAAGGCGCACACTGGCCATATCGTAAGGGTCATATTTAACCTTAAACCGCTGACCGGTATTCTTCCGTCTCCATTCGTGATCCGGCGTTCCCGGTGCGCTGTAAACCTCGTATGCATACTTGCGTTTCTTGATGGTGATCTCAATACCTGATGCCGTAAAGGTTGAAGGCTTATCCGTTTCAAACCAGAACATATCAATCATATCATACTCGGTTACGGCTTGCGTTTCTTGGTTCACGCTGTTGCGATACATCTCGATTCGCGGTATTCCGGTTGCCGGGTGAGGCATCTCATTCCATTCGTTACGCATTCTCAAATACTCGGCTTTCAGTTCCTCAAGCGTAAAGAGTTTATCCTTGTTCGCGTTGATCCTTTCAATGTTCGGCCGGCTCGACTCTTTGGTTGCCGTGATATTTTGCCCGGTAAACCGCCAGTCTTTATGCAGCACTTGAGCTTGGAAACGGCCGAAGAGTGATTCGATGGATTTGGATTGTCCCGAATAAGGAGCGGTTCTTCTGTGAACGTGTGTCACCAGCTTATCGAAGAAGTTCCCCGCACTCAGTTTCGAGTGTCCGCCCTGTCCGTCGTATACGATTTCGTACGGCTTGTGTTTACTAACCTGTATTGCCATCCGGTATGCGAGATATTGTGCTTCGTAATCTTCGCTGTCCGAGATATGGTAACCGAGTAGTACCTCCGTTGCCGCGTCGATAACCTCATATACTTGGGTGGTGTACACTTTGCCGTCGTCACCCCGATAGTAGAGATTGAGTTTCGTTCCGTCGCCATACCAGAGCGCGTCGCGCAAGGTCGGCATCTGAGTTCTGTTCTTCCTGCCGTATTTCTGATGCGCACTAAGTTCTCCATGCACGGCGTCCCACCATAGTGGCTCTATATCCGGTCGGTTTAGAAAGGCGGTCAGGCTGCTTCTGCTTTTCAGCGGCTTCCAACCCTTCTCGGCGGCGATCCGATTAAACTCCGTAAAGATTTGCGAGTCGGTATATACCGGAACGCTGCTTCTCTTCAGTGCGATAATCTGTCGGCCGGCCTCTTCCGTCAGCTTTAGTGTGTTGGCATTGCCCAGTTTCTTGCTAACAAGACAGCGGTAACTATCTTTTTTATACTCGCTTATCTTTGCTTTTAGCCGGGCAAGGCTATTTGGTAGGGTATGGCCGTATTGTTCACGCATCTTTTCGCAGCTTCGTGCCACGCTTTCCCAGATATTCACCGTATTGCCAAGGGCGTTGGCGTATCCTTTCTGGGTGTTATATAAAGAGATCAGTTCGTTCAACACCGACGCATTCAAAATGTATTCTTCTTTGATTCGGCTGGATAGTGAAGTCTTCTCTCCGTTGAGTTCGTATGTGTACTCCTCAAAGAATACGCGTGCCTTGTCATCCAGCTTCACCCGGTCTTTTACCGTTGCCTCTTTCAAGAGCTTTACGGGATCACCGTATTTCTCTTCATAGCGTTGGCGGTATTTGGTAGGTATCGTTGAATAGTCAAGAAGAGCCTTGCATCCCATCCCGAATCCTTTGCGGGCGTAGCTGATAACCTTTCGAGTAAGGAGCGATCTTAGCGTTCCCACTTTTATCACGGCTTCCCCGTCAGAACTATCAAGAAGCTCATCATAGGTTACACATACTATTTTATTGAAGTATTCCATAGTTTATTGAAATATCGTTTAACAGTCACATTTAGATCAGAGGATGATCAGACGTTTCTGATGGTTCTGAAAACGCGTGGAGAGCGTCTAATGAAATTGAAGCTGAGATATAGAAGTAGCACCTGTTATCCTGTATACGGATGGAGCAACCTTGTGTCTCAAATCCCGTCGGAGCTTTTCGTTGTAGCTTTTGAAGAAGTGTTTCTCCCAGTATTCTGTGTGGTTCCTTCTCTATCCATACACGGGACACCTCTTCTCCGGTCGATGAAATAGGAGATATTTGGTGAGGTGTGGTGTGTTTTTTAAGTGTTCTTCTGATCCATACAGAAATATCTTCAGTAGAACCGAATTCTTCAGAATCGATACAGCCCAAACTGATTAACTCTTGCTCTGTTTTGATAATATCTTCGATCAGGCCGAATAGTTTTTCAGCTGCCTTGAGCCGACGTTTATCTTTAGTGTTTTTCATTTGATTTTGTGTTTCCATTAAACTTTATCTTTTTTACCAGCCGGCTCGCGTTGCAAAAATTCAAAACTACAAGAGCCGCAATCAATAGTGGAGTTTCTTCAGAAATAGCCAACGAGCAGAAGCTAAGGGTGAAATACACCATATAAACTCGCTCTTTAGGCGACAACCGGCGAAACTCTCTCAGTTCCTCTCCCCACAGTTCATTTATTATCTTCTTCATGGCTTGCTTCTTTTGGAGTGCCTATTTCAAGGCCTCCACGTTCAAGCGCGGCCTTCCTTATCATTCTCGCTCGCGAACTGTGCGTTTTGTAGGTCAGAGCTGACCAGATTGTGATTCGGGAGAATCCAAAATCTTTCGATAATTTCTGAATTCCTCCTTTGGGTAGGATGATTCTTCTTTCCATAAGTATTATTGTTAACAGGTCTGAAATTTTTATATCTTTATAGGCCTTAACACTGATAAGACTCTGCAATATTACAAACATATTTGCATCTAACAAACATTTTAGGGTATAAAATTCAAACAAATTTGTAATTTTTCATCAAATGAACAATGATATTGTATCCAGACTTCAAGAATTCATGAATCTTAAGTCGCTAAACAGCTCTACTTTAGCTAAGGAATTAGGCTATAAGAGCTCAGAAAAACTATCAAGGCTTTTTCGAGATAAAAATGCAAAGCTATCTTATGATATTATATATGATATTGCAAACAAGTTTGAAATCAATGGAGACTGGCTTATTACGGGAAGAGGGGATATGTGTTTATCTTCATCTAATACGACAACATCTTTAGACACCAAAAACATTGATTTGTACATAGACAATTTTGCGCAAAAGAATGGAGTATTAATTCCAATATACAATGCAGAAGCTTCTGCTGGGGGAGGAACTTTAAGATTGGATAAGGAGTATATAATTGGGCATATAATGGTGCCGTTTGCCAAAAAAGGCGACATTGCTTTAACGACAATTGGAAATTCAATGCTTCCAGTAATTACACCGGGTGATATTTTGGTAGTCAGGCAGCGATTTGATTGGAAGGAATATTTGGAGCCCGGCAAAATCTATGTAATTGTAACAACCGAAGAAGTTTTTGTAAAAGTCATTTCTTCATTTTCTCAAAAGCTGACACTCCACAGTTATAACCCACAATACGAAGATTTCACTGTACCGGAATCCTATGTACACGCAATATTTAAACTTATCGGCACCATTTCAGCTAAAAGCTATTAAAAAAGCCCTTTGAACGCTGTTTGTTTAACGTTCAAAGGGCTATCAATATATTAAATCAACAATACTATGGCTATAAAAACAGAAGTCATTTACAATGAATCTCTTTTTGATGAAAGGTCGGTAGCTAACGCTCGTCAGAAGAACATGGATTTTACAATCTTCTTAGATTCATTAACCGACGTAGACGCGCTTATTGAAATAAGGATGAAAAAAGATAGATATACAAATCGATACCATGAGTACATCACCATCCGCTGCGAATCACCATCGGCACTAAAATGCATTCGCGAATCTTATCATAAAACGTTTTATCCTGTTCCGATTGACTTAAATCCGCATCTGCTTTCCGAACCAACCGACGAAGATCTGGGCAATCGATAAAGGTATCTAATAACTTCCGGTAGAGAGCGTGAATCAACACCTGCTTCTCCGCCGGATTTACGTCATCTCTTTGGAGTGGCATAGAAGCCCGGATCCCTTTCTCTTTTTGTTCTACACCCTTTCTTTTAAAGGAGATCTTTATCTCAATCTCGTATTCGAAATTATCATTATCTACCATAACTCAAACGTTTTATATCCAAAGTTATTCAAAAATAACCGCCACGCACGCTTTCAGACTATTTATTTCGCCTGACAACAATAAATATAACACTGTATATCAACGCAATACGCGTTAAAAGAAACCCCAATTATGCGCCCTTTCCCGTGTATTTACCCCCTATTATAACCCCCAAAACGGCACATTTTACACCGTTTTTTGTAGCTTCCCCCCATTTGATCGTGACTGGGAAAC